AGATGATAGAAATTATTTTTATCTTGATAAGGATAATGATTTATATCTTTATGTTAATATTGGTGGAATTGAACAAAATATTACTGTTAATAATGTAAATATATATGATTATGATGATAATCTTGTTGATACTTTAACAGGTGATTCAATTGTTAATATAAGTAAAGGTATTTATAAAATTACATTAAATATTGATTCTGAAACATATCCTGATGCTGTTTTATTTAGAGATGAATGGAATTTTACTATTAATAATAGGGTAAGTCAACATACTGGTGAATTTTATTTAATCTCAGAGAAAAAATATTATACTTTTGATAATTCAAATCAGATTAATTTTGAAAATTATTTCTTTTATTTTTGGGGTATTTGTGAAAAAGAAAATATTATTGCAGGAAATCAAAGAAAAGTTAAATTAACAGTAAAAGAATTATATTCAAATCAAAATAATTTTTTACCTTTGGATATTGAATATAGATTATTTACAACAGCAGGTAGTAAATATGAGATTGATGTAATACCATTTACATGTGTGAATAGAACAAATGTTGGTTATGAATTTACTCTTGATACTTCTTGGTTAATACCACAAGATTACAAATTGCAAATTAGAATGAAAAATGGTAATTATTATGAAAACAAACAAACGTTGTCATTTACCATTGTTTCTAATAAAATATCAGCAACTTAATAAAAAAACAAAATTTATTTTTTAAAAGTCTTGTATTTATCTATAATGAAAGCTATATTTGTAGCACAATTTATAATTGAAAAATAATTTTACTGTAAAAAAATTGAAAAATGGAAAATGAAAATCAGACTGGTCAAAAAGACCTGTCACAACTAAAGTCAATGTTTCAAGACTATCAAAAGAAACAATCTCAATCAACAAACAAGAAATCACGTGAAGACCTTTTAGCTAAGTATTTCGTTCCACGAAAAACTAAAGAAACCTTCAGAATTCTTCCACCTAAAGCAGGAAAAAAACACATAGAGGAAGCGTTTTTCCATGTGGTGACTACTAATGCTGCTGGTGGAAAAAAGAAACACGGAAGTGTGATTTATTGTCCTGCTCATAATGATCCTAAAGTACCTAAATTAGGACCTGACGGAAAACCTTTATTAGATTCTAATGGTGCACCAATGCTTGTACCTGCACCTTGTCCTTTATGTGCTAAACATAAGGCTTTACTTGTCAAACAAGACCCTTCTTTAAAAGGAATTAAGAAGGAGAATATGAATGATATGCAGTTAATAGTTAAAGCTAAAAACGATGAAATTTATAAGGAAGCTATTAAATGGGAAGCTAAGAAATTTTACATTGTTAGAGGTATTGACAAAGGTATGGAAAAAGATGGTGTTAAATTCTGGAGATTTAAAAATAATTACAGAAATCAGGGAACACTTGACAAACTACTTCCTATTTTGGAAGATTATATGACAAGTCAACAAGCCGATTTTAGTGATTCAATGACAGGAACTGACTTAAACATTATTATGACAGATAGTGAATTTAATGGACATACATATAAAGCAATTTCTGCAATTACTGCTAAAGGAAGATCACAACTTCATGCTGATTCACAAGTTATGCAAGTATGGCTTGATGATGATATCACATGGAGAGATGTTTTTCTTCCAAAGAAAGCACCAAATACCACACCACACGAATTTCTCGAAATGGTTGCTGGTGGTACAAGTCCTTATTGGGAAGATACTGACCAAACGAATAAACATTGGGTTTTCCCGGGTCGTCCAGATTTGGAAGAAAAAGCCAATACTCGTACCATGAATCTCGATAATAATGAGCGTGAATTTGAACAAGCAAGTGACTTAAAGGAAGAAACACCACGTGTTACTATTACTAATATAACATCTAATAATGTCGGTACTTATACTGATGATGCAAGTGATATTGGTAAGGAAACAATCGCACAAAGTAAATCAATTGTTGAAAATTCAAACGATTCTGAATATGATGAAAATTTAAACGATTCTGAATATGATGATTTACCCTTCTGATGTAACTAATAATTAATTATCATAAAAACATTAGACGTAGAAACGATAATTAATTGAAATTTTTTAAATGCCCATCCATAAATGTGGGATGGGCATTTAAAATATATATAAAAATATTTATATTAAATAATATGGCAAAAAAAATAGTAGAAGTCGATGTACCAACAAATGAGGTACGTAAACCAACACCTAAAAAGAATTTTAGTCTTGATAATTATAAAAAGAAAATAGGCGCATCAGATGTACCTTCAAAACCATTGGTATGGATACCAATTGATGATGGATTGAGAGAAGCAACTGGTATGCCCGGTGTTCCGAAAGGATATGTTACACTTTTTCGTGGATATAGTAATACAGGTAAATCAACAGCACTTATGAAATCAATTGTAAATGCTCAAAAAATGGGTGATTTCCCAATTATTATTGATACCGAAAACAACATTGATGTTGGAAATAAGCGTCTGACTTTAATGGGTTTTGATTGGAATGGTGAATATCTTCTTGTAAATAATAAATATCTACTTGATAATTATGGTATTAAACAAAATAAAGACCGAAAAGAAGCCACAATTGAGGATATGGCAAAAGCAATTTATGATTTCCTTGATAATCAAAAAAGCGGTGCGTTACCACGTGATATATTTATTGCTATTGATTCAATTGGCACACTTAATTGTATTAAAACAACTGATGCATTAGAAAAAGATACAAGTGATAACAATTTATGGAACGCAGGAAGTTATGAAAAATCATTTATGTCATTACTGAATAATGCAATTCCAAATACCAGAAAAATCGATAGCGAATTCACTGCGACTATTGCTGCTGTTCAGAAAATCTGGTATGATAGCATGAATAAGGTTGTTAAACATAAAGGTGGAGAGACTTTCTTCTTTGGTTCAAGACTTATTTATCATTTCGGTGGTATTATCACTCATGGAACACGTAGAGTAACAGCAACTTCACTAAAACGTGAAATAAACTATGGTTTTGAAAACAAAGTTAACATAGCTAAGAATCACGTAGATGGTGAATGGGGCGGTATTAGTCTTGAAGGTAAAATAATTTCAACACCACATGGTTTTATTTACGGTGATAGTGATAATGAAGCAGCATATAAAAAAGAACATATTCTTTATTTTCGTAAACGATTTAATAACGATGATATAACTGCTGATGATATTAAATTTCAAAGTAAAAGAATGGATATTGAAGGAAATATATCGTTTGAGGATGAATTGATTCAAAGAAATACAAATTTCGATGAAGAAACCGAATAATGAAAAATAGAACACTTTTAGTTGACGGTTCATATCTTTTAAAACGTTCTTTTCATGGAGCAAAAGATATATCCACAAATGCTTTTGGGCATATTGGTGGATTATATTCATTCATGACCACAACACGTAAACTTATTAAAGAGAATATGATTAATAAGACGATAATTTGTTGGGACGGTGAAAATGGTGGAATTCAACGTTATCGTATTGATCATGCTTATAAAGCTAATAGGAAAACCAAAGAATGGCACAAGAAAATCGAATTGAATGATGCTGAACTCAGTAGGGAAAATGCAAAAGATGAATCCATTCTTAAACAACGTAAAAGAGTTCAAGCATATGCTGAAGAACTCTTTATAAGACAAATTGAAGTCAATGATATTGAAGCTGATGATCTAATTGCTACATATTGTTTAGAACATAATAATAAAGAAGAAATTTTTATTTACTCTAATGACAGGGATTTTGCGCAACTTCTTGATTTAAATATTACAATATTATTTCCTAATATTAATCAACCTGTAACAAAGACTAATTATATGATGTATTTTAATCATCATTATACAAATGCATTATTAATGAAAATTATTTGTGGTGATAGTGCTGATAATATTGTTGGAATTGCTGGTATGGGTGAGAAAACTCTTTTAGATAATATTCCTGATTTAAAATTTAAAACACTAAGTGTTAAAGAAGTTTGTAAACGTGCTAATATAATTAATCAAGAACGACTTCAAAATAAGAAAAAACCATTACAAGCATTAAAAACATTAATTAGTTCTGATGGTGTTGATAGATTAAAAACGAATTTTTTATTAACTAATCTCAGACAACCTATGCTTAATGAAGAAGCACAAGAAGAACTTTTACAGCTTGAAATTCCTCTTTCTCCTGAAAATCGTGGAAGTAAAAATCTTCATAAAATGATGATTGAAGATGGTTTTTTAAGTGTTTATGGTAGTACTTTTCAACAGTATGTCGAACCCTTTTATACTGTAATCATGAATGAAAAACGTTTACTTAAAGAATATTATAAAAATAATAAAAATAGTTTATAAAAATCCTTTCATTTTAAACGGATTCTCCTTATATTTGTTGAAATATTAATAATTTAAAAATTATAAAATGAACGAAAAGGAACATAATAATAATGTATTTAGGTTTTCATTGTATCAAAACAGTGTTTTACTTTGTGAAAAAATGTTTAATGCTGATCAATTTAATCCCTTTACGAGGTATTCAATTGATATTAGAGACATATTACCTAAAGCTATAACAAGATTACAAAAAACTTTATCGAAACGAAGTTATAATGTTATTGCTGAAGTAGGAATAGACGATGAAAATGGTGAAATTAT